CAACCGACATTCCCTGTTGGTTCTACTATGGAAAGATGGTTCTCTACGATGACTGCGTTTAACTATGATATAAGTGGTTGGGATGTTTCAAATGTAACGAATATGAGAAGAACATTTGAATCTATACAAAATGTGGTTTCAGCATTCAACCAACCTATTGGTAGTTGGGATGTAAGTAATGTTACAGATATGACCGAAATGTTTAGACAAGATGCTTCATTTAATCAGAATATCGGTGGATGGAATGTTGGAAATGTAACGAGTATGGAACGTATGTTTGAGGATAATACAACATTCAATAATGGTGGTAGTTCTGATATAAACAACTGGGATGTTTCAAGTGTCACTTCTATGAGAGGTATGTTCTTTAATAATAGTGGATTCAATCAACCTATAGGTAATTGGAATGTTTCAAGTGTAACTGATTTTGTTTCAATGTTCGCAGAAACTACATTATTCAACCAAGATATTGGTGCATGGGATGTAAGTAATAGTAATCAAATGATGAGTATGTTTGATGCTTCAACATCATTCAATAATGGTGGTAGTCCAAGTATAAATAATTGGGTTGTTACAGGTGGAACAGGTGTTCATTTAACAACTATTTTCCAATCCGCAACCGCATTCAACCAACCTGTTGGTAATTGGGATGTAAGTAATATGACAAGCCTTCTCAATATATTTGATGGTGCTACATCATTCGATCAGTCATTGGCGAATTGGGATATTAGAGGTGTCACTACTTCTATTCCTGGTAGTATGGCTGGATTATTGGATGATTGTGGTATGAGCACCGCTAATTATGATGCGACACTCATAGCATGGGCAGGTTTAAGTAGTCCTTTCCCAGCAACTAATCTTGTCTTGGGTGCTAATGGATTGACTTATACATTAGGTGGAGCAGCAGAAACTGTGAGAGATTTCTTAACAATCAACTTAGGTTGGACAATAAACGGAGATACAGGAGTATAAAAGATGTTATACATATCAGGTGGTGAAAATTTATTATATGTGAGTGTGTCCATGCATAAGACACTCTCCAATCCATATTATTTGTTAAGTATGGAACACTTACAGACGGGTAAAAAATATCAGGTAATTCCTGAAAATGTTACATCGGTCACTGGGAGTCCATATAACAACAGATATGACATTTTGAAGGTAGGAGTATATGAGACCGAAGATCGTGTAAATGGGAGGGTTTATATTGACGAGGTGGGTCAATTCTTCTATTCAATTAGAGAACAAGTTAGTTCAACAAATTTAGACCCATCATTATCGGGTGAAAAACTTGAAGCAGGTATATTATTCTTTGACCAAGAGTTTAGTGATACATTCTATTATTCAGGTGAAACTGGTGAGACATATTATCCTGTTGAACCATCTCCACTTCCAAGTTTAACTCCGACTCCATCTATTACCCCTACTCCTTCTATTACTCCGTCTGTTACTCCATCTGTAACTCCCACTGTGACTCCTACTCCAAGTGCGACTTGTTCTGTTACAACACAATATATTGGAGGATTTATTGCGGGTGGTGATAAGATAAGAATCAACTTATGGAATGATGCGGCATTAACAAGTCCTGCTGAATCATTATGTGATTATGAAGTATCAGGATTTATGACTGGTAGTTTGGGAACGAGTTATAGTGGAACAAGAACGTTCCCTGTTGAAGAACATCAAATAGAATACAACTTTACACCTGAATTATTACCAGGTGAAGTAATACAAACTTGGGGATTAACCAGTGTTGATACATCGGCATGTCAATGTCCTGTTAATGTTAATTTGATTCAACCGACCCCGACTCCTTCTGTAACTCCAAGTATTACCCCCACTGTCACTCCTACGATTACACCGACTATGAGTGTAACTCCGACAGTGACCCCTACGGTTACTCCAAGTATTACACCTACTCCAAGTGCCAGTGTTGGTTATTATCAAAATGCTTGGATTATAGGTGAACCATTAACGGCTTTTTCAGATATTAACACTTATTTACAATCAGTTTTACCTGCGGGTAGATTTGGAGGATTACACAGTCCTTTCGAGTCAAGATTAGATTTGGGTTATAAATATTATGTTGAAGCGTTATTTAATGGTGAATCTGTTTTTAATGATGTTAAAAAATATTCATTTGACATTCCAAGTTCAGGCAATTTCACTATTACATTGAATAGAGACCTACAAGACACAACACAAAGTGCTATCCTTGTGAAATCAGAATATTGGTTTGGTGATAGATGTGAAACATTTACAACTTGGGACGGGGGAGCCCGTAGTTTAACCTTAAATCACTTTGCGGTAGAATTTAATGTTGATACAAGTCCAAATCTACCCGCAGGAAGATATAGATTAATATACAATCAAAGTGGAGAGTGGAGATCAAGTAATTCATTTGATCTTGATTTTTATATTGATGCTGATGCTACTCACGATTCTGATTTAGGTAATCCTTGTTCTACAATGGACGCATTCACTATTCAAGAAAGGGTTGGGGATACTGGAGATTATATGGAGTTATGGGCACCTGATTCAACATTTAGGGGATTCTCTAATTCAGGAGCACCTGATAGTGATGGATTATTACAATATATGAGAAAAGCGGGTAATTCAATTGACAGGCTTACAGAAGTAAGTATAGATGTTAATAATCAAATAACATATTCCGCTAATACTATAGCCGTTGGTGAAGAGGTGATTACAAGTTTATTTGTTAGAACTGACGCTTTGGGTGATACTTGTAATGGTTATACAGGAGCAACTGATTCGTCAGGAACATTCACATACGATACTTATTATGAAATTGAAATAAGTTCTGACTTATACTATCGGGATATTAGACCAGGAACATATAGAGTATTTGTTGATATGACGGGTGGTAGAACTACAAGCACAACCACTAAAGAAATAACTACGGTTATTCCCACTAATATATGTCCGTGATAATTATAAAATATAAGATATAAGATGAAAAACTTTGAAGCATTTAATATACAGGGGATAGAGATAGAACCAAACGTAGAAGTAGTAAATAAAAGATATGATTACGTTCAGTGGGGAAAAAACAATCTATTTCCTCAATATCTATTGGAGTTAAAAGAAAACTCTCCTATCCATTCTGTAGCCGCAGATTCAACTGTAACAATGAGTTACGGTGACGGTGTTGAGATAGAGGGACTCGGTAATGTTCTAATAAATAGAACAGAAAAATTCTCATCAGTTTATCGTAAATTATTATATGATTGGTTCTTATTTGGTGGATTTAGTGTAGAGGTTATTTGGAGTAAAGATAGAACATCAATTGCTTCAATTTATCACGTTCCTTTCCAAAAAGTTAGATGTGGTCTGTTAGGTATGGATCAGAAAGACCCTGATACGTTCTTCTATTGTGACGACTGGTCTGATGTAAGAAGAAATCCAATTATCACTTATGGTGAGATAAATCCTGAAAATAAAGAACAGAGACAAATGTTCTATTATAAGAGATTTGTTCCATCAAATAATGATGTATATCCTGTAGTTCCATATCAATCGGGCATACCATCAATCGTATTGGAAGGTGAAATCTTTTCTTGGCATAAACAAAGTTTGGAAAGTAACTTAACTCCAAATCTCTTTGTGTCGTTGTTTGGTTCGGCTACAGAGTCAGAAAGAAACAGAGTTAAACAAGAATTGATGGATGTATATTCAGGTAAGAACGGACAAAAACTTATGTTGTCTTTTGCTCCAAGTCCTGAAGAAGCCCCACAGATTACTCCGATACAATCAACAGTTGGTGATGGATACTACATTGACACATTAGGATATGCTTCACAATCCGTCCTTACATCGTGGCAGATAAGTTCCCCATTACTTTTGGGTATTCACAGTTTCAGTTCAAACCCATTCTCACAGAATAGTGATGAGTTAAAGGTCGCCACAGAACATTGGAGAAACTACATATTGAAACCAAAAATTAAAGATATGAACGAAGGGTTGGAGGTTGTTTTATTTATGAAATACAACCAGCCAGTAGAGATAATAAATAAATATACAAACTATTTTTCAGAATGATTTTTATAGTATCAGAAAATTACGTATTAGACAAGACCTTACTTGACCGAAACCTGTTAAGTCAAAACTTAAAACCAGCGATGATTCTCGCACAAAAGGTGAATTTAACGGAAGTGTTAGGTGATAAACTTGTTGAAAAGATTTATACTGAAATTCAGAACGGAACTTTGTCAGGTGACTACAAACATCTGGTTGATGAATATCTTGTAGATTTGGTGACATATTGGAGTTTGTATTATTCTGCTACCAACCTACTTACAAAGTTCTCAAATAGAGGTTTACAACAAGAATCAAGTGAGAACAGTTCATCGTCTGATTTGAGTGTGTATAGAACCCTTAAGAGTGAATATAAGAACCTTTCTGAATACTTTAGTCAGCGTTGTAATAAGTGGGTATTCAAGAACAGGAGTAAGTTCCCTGAATACGAGATATGCTCGTCTGATGGAGAACAACCTGCTCAACCAAAGAATAAATTATACGGAGGATTGGTTATATGATATTACCTGAATATAGAAGGGGAGAATCCATAGTGGGTTATGTGAATAGATGTAGGTCGTCAAAGGAGATGAGGAATCTTCCTCTCGCATTTGTATTTAAGACACAACTATGTGAGGAGTCAGGTATGTTACAAAGGAAATCTATGAGATAAAAAAATCCCCTCATTACAAGGGGATTGAAAATGAAGAATCATTTTTTATGGTATATTACGAGACAATATAATATTACAGGAGTTATTCTTTATTGTCA